GAGCCGCCCGTGAGCGTCACCACTCCGCCAGATATGGCCACCGTGCCAGTGGAGTACGTGGCGTTGGTCACCACCCGGCCGTGGACATGGTAGTACGACCAGTCCCGGATGGTGGTCACCTCGCCATACGCCTTCTGGACTGCCGTGCGAATGTCTCGTTGCTCTGCGTCCTGCGGGCCGCCGTAGGACGAGACGATCAGCGACTCAACAAGATCGAAGTATGTGAGGTAGCTCACGCAGGCTCCTGCGGAAGGAGTGCGACGGCCTCAGACCACGGGATGACTTCGACGTTCGGCAGAAGCACAGCCTTGTCGGCCGCTTCCCACATGGAGTGCATCCACTGCCCAGGCCCGATGGCCGTCAGGAGGTCGGCCGAAGTCATGTACCGACCGTCCGCTAGGATTCGCGGGACGATGTGGCAATCAGGCTGACCGTACAAATCTTGTAATTGCATGAGCCGCGCGTAGATGGAGTCCCCAAACACCAGCGCGTACTGCCTGGCGTCCTCGTAGGAGATCGGAAGCGTCAGGTCTGCGAGCGTCATGTTCGACCAAGGGCAGCGCGGAATGTCGTCAGGGCGTCATGGTAGGCCGTGCGGCCGGCGGTGGTGAACGCCGCGCCGATGCTGTACGAGTCGATGCGAGAGTGGAAGTATCCGGTGATGCCTGTTCCGGTCTGATTGCCTGCGAAAATCAAAAACGCCGTTGTGTGTGTGGCTGAATACGCGGCGAACGTGTTCTGCCCGAGGCTCACGTTTCGGGCGAACGATTCGCCAATAAGGCCGTTGGTGCCGTCCAGTTGGCACAGGTACTGCGTCCGACCAGTGACCGGAGAGGCGTTGCCTGTTGGCTGGATGCCACCAGAAAAAATACTGACTCGCGGCCTATTTGCAGTCGTCCCGTTGAAGTTCTGCTCCATGCCGAGACTGCCCGAAAGGTTCACTCGCGCACCGAGCAGGAAACGAAAGTTTTGTGTCGCATCTGGCACAAACGACGCGAACAGGTGAACCTGATTTGACCCCAGGAAGGTCATCGGCAGGCCGGTCGAAAGGTATTTCGATGTGCCGTTTCCCAGGAGTCCGTTGTTCTCGGCATAGTCGCCTTGGGCGAACGTGCCGGTATTTTCGTCGGTCGCGTTCCCCAGCGGCGCCGCCGTGAACGATTGAGCGCGGTACAGCGGAGTCCTGACGGCGTTCAGCGCCGAGTCGGCGGTTCCGCAGAACAGATTGAGCCGATAGAAACGGTCGCGGATGCCGGCGTTGTCAATGGCTTTGCAGAAATCCGACACAGCCTTCAGCGTTGAGCCGCTGACGCTTCCGCCATTGGCGATTACTCGCGTCCGCCAGTCAGCGGCCTCCGGGTGGAAGCCGCCGGTGCGTGGCCGCAGCAGTCGGGGCGACATGGGCATGCGACTAGCCCTTGGACATGACCGTCATGGCGCACGTAGTCGCACCCGCAACCACTGGCACCACGTAATTGACGGCGAAGCAAGCGTCAGGGACCGGATGGATGCCAATCGTCAGCGCAGTAGTGACCGCTGACCCCTCGGCGTAAATCTGGCGAGGCGTGACGGTGGGGGAGACGGTGCCGAACCAGTTGATCTGCGTCCCGCCTCCGGTGTTGGCGATCATCACGCATCCGCCGCCGAAACGGCCAAACGGAAACATTCCAGAGGTGGTGGCGGCAGAACTGTTGGCCGTCACCACGGCGCCAGGAGAAAAGTGCCGTGCAATCTCGTTCATACTCCGCGTCCTTTCACTTTGTACGCATGCTTTTCGATCACCTGGGCTCGCAGCTCCTGTGCGCTTGCCCGTGGGTTCTTTCGCTTCTCGCGGCGGACCTCGTCACGGATGATGGACTCTGACAGCAGCTTGCGTTGCGGTGGTGCCGGGCCGGGGTCGTAGTTGACGCTTCCGGTGACTGCCATGCGGCGCTGCTTCGCCACCTTCAGGACATCGTCGTTGCTGCTGACCCAGGCAGCGGGATCACGCCAACCGCGGCCGTCAGCGATCCCGGCGCAGTAGTACTTGCCGGATGGGTTGATCCCGGCCGCCTTGGCCTCACGGAGCATGTAGCTGGCCTGCCGCCTGGGCAGGGTGTCGAACTGCTGGTTGTTCTGCCGCCCCTCCAGGAAGGCCCGCTCCGTACCCTTGGTTCCAGGAGGGCACTGCAGGGCCACCATTTCCGCCCACCGCTCGCCGTAGGGCAGGGCATTCTGATAGGTTTCGACGGCCTCTCGGCCCCGATCAATCACGGACTGGGGAATGGTCATATAAGACTATTGGGCCGGTGGGGGTGGTGGAGGTGCTGGCGGTTCGCCGGGTTGCGGACCTGGTGGAGGAGGCCCTGGCGGCGGCGGCGGGGGCGGCGGAACCAGGAACTCCGCCACATCCATCTGATTCACCTTGCCCCAGGTCTGCAGCATGGCGTTGAAGATTTCTGGCTTCCCGGCCTGGAGAAGCCCTTGCGCCACGGGGGAGATGATCTGCATAAACGTGTTCAGGTTCTCGGTCTTGGTGGCGACGTTCGGCTTCCGGGCGCTGCCTGCCTCAACACGGTAGGAATACTCGCGGACGATGTTGTCCGGGGCCTCGTTCTGTACGTGCATGCCCCACGCCTGGGCCGCCATCGGGCCAAGGAGCGGTTCAACGTCCTGCGGGTAGATGAGCCACCGTGCCATCAGGGCCTCCTTGCGGGCGACCTCCGACAGACGGTCCTCCAATGTGTTTGCGTAATCGTCTGGCCTGACCGAAATTTGCTCGCTCTTCACGGCGGCCTCTGCCGCACTTCGGAAGGCTGACCTGGTCATGCCATAGATGAGTTCGGTCAAACCCACGCGGCGGTCGAACAGCTCCGTGACGGCCTGGATGATGTTGTACATGTCCTGGGTGACGCCAGGCATTTGAAACACGGAGATGACATCGTTGACCGAGCGACCAACGGCCTCCGAGATTTCTACGATGTTGAACCCGCCCTCGCTCTTCTCCAGGATCTTCGATTTGATGTCGGGATCCGCGGCCTTCGCTACGCCAATCAACGTCTGCGATGAAGTGGCGATCCGCGTGGCGAGGAAAGACATCGCCCAATTGATAAAGCGAAGCTCCCCGATACCTGGTTTGATCAGACTGATCGGCCAGGAGTAGCCAGGCTGGCGGTGCCAATCCAAGAGCGTGAACGGCCATCCGTTCGGCTCCGCCCAGAAGGGGATCGGCCACTGGCAGGACATGAACAGCGACTGCGGAATGCCAGTCTGATCGACCTCTTCCTTCAACATCGCTGGTGGAGCGTTGAGCGGGAAGTCGATTCCCTCCGCAACGACGATGTAGCAGTTCGGACCAAGGGCGTCGAACTTGCCACGCAGATCCTTGTCTGCGTCCTTCAGCCGGTCACCGAACCCGGTCTTGGAGTAGACCTCCCAGTAGCAGATCAGGTCGTTCGTCTTGCCGGTCTTCTTCTTGTACTCATAGCCCCGGTCGTTCTGGTCGGCCCGAGACGAGTACGATTCGATGTGGCCCTTCAGGTCATCCCGTGACAGGCCAAACTTCGCCGCGACTTCATCGATTGGCTGGACTCGCTTGCGGGCCGCCCAGCGGATGTCATCGAACTCGTCGGCGTCAGGATCCCAGACGAGGTTGTCAACGGAATCGTAGAACGAACCGGCCATCTTCACCTGCGAGCCTGGCGGCTGGTACAGCTCATGCCACCACACCCCGGCACCCTTAATGAACGCCTCGTCCACCACCTTCCGCGTGTGGCGTTTGAGATCCAGTTCGTTGGGCGTGTAGTTCAGGTAGTCTTCCAGGAGCTTGGCGATGAGCTTGCGCCGCTCATACATGAACCCCTGCTGTTCAACAGCCTGCTGGTAGGCGACGAACATCGGATCCGGCATCATCACCGGCTGGCCGTCCATGCCGATGACCGGCTGCCCGTCCGGCCCCATCTGCGGAACTGGGGGCTGCGGATTGATACCCAGGAGCGCCGGGCCGATCACCGGGTAGTCCTTGGGCGTGACCGTTCGCACCGGGTTGCGGTGGTGGATCACGGAGCCAAAGAGCGTTACGGCCTCAAAGACACGGTTGACGACCATCCGGAAGGGCGGCGGGGTCAGGCCCTTGTTGTAGCCCCGCTCGCCCCGGGCATGCTCGTTTGCCCACATGGCGTTCGGATCTGACGAGTAGAAGCCCATGGCCTCCTTGGCGTCGTCCGAGAACACCTTCTTGTGTTTCTCGCCCTGTTTGATGCACTCCAGCCACCGCTTGGCAATTGGGCGCAGGGGATTTTCGTCGGGCATAGCGTCTCCTATTGACTAATGCCCTTACTTGGCCTTTTTCGGCTCCAGGGCCTCCAGCTTCTTCTCCAGCAGGGAAACCCGCTCGGAAAGCAGGGCAATCTTGGGATCCTTGGCCCGATGCTCCCAGAACCCGTACCGCTTCCACTCCGGGAACTCCTGCACCCCCTCGTCGCTGACATGGTGGACAGAGGGCTTCACGGTGACCCCGGCCTCGCCGGACATGGCGAACAGGGTCAGGGTGCGGGCGGCTGCCTTGCAGACAATCGCCGGGACGGCAGTGGCTCCCTCATGGGGCATAAACAGGACAATCTCACCGACATCGGCCTTGGGCATTTCGTAACTCATCGCTTCACACTCCCATTGGGGGCTAGGAACACACACGGATCTTCGGACTCACGCTGTCGTCTCAGACGTTCGGCTCGCCACTTCACCCACCACGGCTCTGGGCCAACCTTAGTTGGCGGCCTGTGGTACTTGGGTTCGTATGCACAGAGGTATTCGGCGGTCTGGCATGCATGGACCTCGCCGCGGGTCTGCGGCTCGTCGGTCACGTACACCTGGCCATTGACGGTCGTCGTCTTCTTGCGATACCGCTTCAGCTCCCGGACGAGGTTGGGGCAGCCACCCTCCAGGATTTTGAACTTGGTGGTGCCGTCGCCACGGATGTGCATGTACTGCCGCACCATGGCCGTGCGGGCGGGGATGTCGTCGGAGCCCGGGAGGAACTGGTGGCCCGTGAGGGCGAAGCGGTAGTTCCGCTTCTTCAGCTCCTCGGAGTACATCTCATGCGGCAGACGGCCGGACCCGAGGTCACGCAACGCACCGCCGTGCATGTCCATGATGGCGGCGTAGATGTACTGGTGCTGGGCCTTGGCGAAGAACTGCTCTCCCCAGATCAGGGCGTTGCAGTTGCGGATGTACAGTTCGTCGTAGAAGAGAACGAACTTCTCATCGGGCGGGACGGCAGCGAACAGCGTGGCCATCACGGCATGGCCAGGGTCAATCGACACGTACCTCGTCCAGTCAGATGGGATCTGGCCGTCTGGCAATTCGTTGCGACCCATCATGTGGACTGACGCATTGAACGTCGGGTACATGAGCGTGGAGCCGGTGGTGAACTCCCCCTCGGCCCGCATCTTCAGTTCGTCTTGCCCCAGTGCCGCCCACCGCTCCAGGTTCTTCTTTTTCTCCTCCTGGTCGATGTGGTCGTTGTCCAGGAATCGGAGAACAAACTTTCTGATGATGGGGTTCTCAATCCCATCCTCGTCCGCCCTGTCGGCCCGCTCGCACAGACCAAGGAGCGCATCATTCTTGGACCACGGCATGGCCGACCACACAAAGCGGCCCTTGCGATCCGAAAGCCGGGCCTGCATTTCGCCAACCCACCGCTCGTTATTGATGTCCTCATCGATGTGGACGAGGTCGGCTTGGAAACCCTGCGGAGGCTCGCCTTCAGAAGAGAAGCAGTAGATAGTCCAGCCGTTGGTCAGCTCGGCCTTGTTGAGGTATCCCGCGTTCTTCTGGGTCCATGCCATGTCTTTGATCATGCGCGGCGGAATCAGCGGCGGGGCTGGCTTGGACTCGCCCTTGCGCGCAGCGTCCTTTGCCGGGTTGAAGGCCCGCCACAGCCCAGTAGCCTCGTCCCGGATGATTCGGAAAGCCCCCGCCTTAAACAGCATCGGGTACACAACCATGCCGATGTGCTGCCAGTTCTTTCCGATGACCACCAAGTTTCCGTTTTCTCTTGGGTACTTCCCATGCGGATCCTGGCCAGTGGCGGCGCGGGCGTCTTCTATAAACGTGCATGCGCTCTTGCCGCTTCTGTTTCCTCCGATGACCAGCCGTTCGCTAGCCGTGCAGGCGTGGAACGCTTCCTGTTTGGGCATCGGCACCCAAAGACGCAGGGCCTCCAGGCGGCGCTCCGCAAGCGCGGCCTGAACGTCCTTCATCTGCGTCAGGGCATGCTGCGTCAGCCCACCGATGGGCTCGTCGTCAGGCTTCTGGGGAGGCGGGATTTTGGGATGCTTTCGCACGTTCGTTCATCTGCTGAATCGTTGGAGACGACCACTCGCCGCACCAGCTTGCGCTTCTAGTGACGGGGAAGGAGTCGTCCTCATCCGGCTGGACGGTCGGTGGATATCTCCGACACAGGCCGTTGCTCTGGTAAATGAATTCCCACCACCGGCAGGTTTGGCACACTTGTTCCATCAATCACCTCAACCTTCTGAATGTTCATGGCGGCCTCCAAGACTTGGCGTCTCAGCTCGGCCTCCAGCTCTTCTTCGCTCATCAACTCCAGCGGCTTCTTGGCACCGCCCATGGCAGTGTTGCCGACCACCAGGCGGACCACGGAGTCCAGCATCTTGGTGCGAAACGCTCCGCCAACGGGGGCGTCGTAGAACTGCTTCATGTAGGCGTTGGCAAACCCACGCACCCCGCCGAAGTACTCCATGATGATTTCCAGGAGTTCGGAGGAGTGCGGGATGTTGGCCCCGCCCAGTCGGGACGCCTTAATGAAGGAGTCCACGGCGGACTTCTCAATCCGCGCCAGCCGCTTGTTGCGGACCTGCTTCCGCTCGCCCTTCATCTTGTCGTTGCGGCACTTGCGGCAACGGGCATGCAGGCCGTCCTTGGACTTGTGGAAGTTCTCCGCCGTGGCCGGGTACGAAGTTCCGCAGCCGATGCAAGTCTTGTATTCAGACACTACTGGACCACACCGTGCCTTGCGTCTGGAAGTCTTTGAACTGTTCCCGCACAGCCTGCGTCACGCCATGGAACAGGCCGTAGTCATGGCCAGCCACCACATGCATGGCCAGCGGCCGCCAGAGCGCAATGTCTGCCATCACAGAGTCGTAATCATGCTCGGCGTCGATGTAGACGATGTCGAACCGCTCGCCCATGCCAGCGAAATGCTCCGCCGCGTCCCGGGAGCTGCCACGGAAATAGCGGAGCTTTCCCGCAGACGACGCCTGCTTTGTGTTTGCCAGGAACGTCTTAAAGGCCGTGGCCGCATCGACGCCTTTGGTCCCGCTGTCGTTCTTGTTGCCCTCCCAGTGGTCGATGCACGTTACCGTCGCACCAGCCTCCACCATGATCAGCGCGGACCTTCCGGCCCATGATCCGATCTCGGCCACCTTCGGCGCACGGCCATGTTTGGCGATGAAGTCCCTGACGATCTTGCGAATGGCATCTGCGTCCGTTGTGTGGAGATCCATGCCCAGGCCATTGAACGGCACGGCCTCCAGCCACTTTGGGGTTGGCAGGTCGATCAGCTTGGTGCCAGAGTCAACCTTGGCGTCCCAGCAGTCCTTCAGCTTGGAACTCACGCTTTTGGCGTCGATGATCTGCGGCTTGCTGACGCACTTCGGCTTCCAGTGCCCTGCCCAGGCGTCCCAGTTGCAGTAGACGGGACTGTATCCCAGTTTCTGGGTGCCAACGAGCGACAAGTCCCGCGTCTGCGTAACGTCCTCAGTGGACGCCTTCTCAGAGGCGTACCTGTCCTTCCACTCATAGTAGAACCACGGCTTGTCGTTGTCGGCCTTCGGCTCCGTGAGATCGAAGCACCGCATGTCGTACATGATCAGGCCGGTAGGCAGGGCGGCGCATTCCTGAATCCCGGCCAGCTTCACCGCCGTGTGCCGGTCGTACATCTCCAGTTGGAAGTCTGGGTTCGGGTTCTCCGATGCCCAGTTATTCCAGCGGAAGACATACACACACTCCACGGGCGGAGGCCCGCAGTACGGGGCACCGATGCAGCATGGCCCCTTGTGGTAGTGATCAACCAGGAAGTCGAAGCTGCTTTTGAAGAACGGCTTGGCGTCCGGCTGGCCTGCGAGGATGTCAGGCTTCATGTCGCTATCGACCATCACCAGGACATCGATGCCATGCTCCCTGGCCATGAGAACGGCCCGGTTGCGGGTCATGGTGATCGGCGTGTCGGCCAAGTTCCAGACGCGGATGCCGGCTACCCGCTCGTCCTTTGATAACTCCAGCACCGTGGGCAGCATCCACTCACGGATGTCAGGCACCTCAGAGGAGATGCCGCCGTTGCCGCCGTATGAGAACGTAACGATGCCGACCTGGAACTTTTGCTGCATGTGTCACCTCGGGGGGTAGGTAGACAAGTGTACAGTTCTAACTTAGGAATCGCAAGCGGATATAGCCCGCGTTTGGTCACATCCTATAACCACCGTGCCGCTGGGCAGGGGGCCGTACTGGGTTCAGCCGCCTATGCTGCTCCAGCCACCCGGCCGTACTCAGATCGCGGCGTGGGGCAGCCGGTGGCTGACTGGGAGACTGGGTCTGCTGGCCTGGTCGCTGCGGCAGCACTGGCTGAAGCTGCCGGGACGGGCCAGCGGACGGGTACGGTATGTTTGCATTGTTTGCTGGCCCACTAGCGGGGGGGACCAGCGTCAGAACGGGTGCCTGGCGGCTACCAGCCTGCCCTCCAGTGGTCGGCATGCGGATGTTTTGCATCTGTTGCCGCAAGCCCTCCCAGCCACCAGGCACCGCCGGT